AAATAAAATTGCAGAGTTCAATGGAACTTCTTGGGATTTTATTACTCCTACAACTGGTATGTTCGTTTCAGTAGATGACGAGAATGACAGACTATACTACTTCAACGGCTCTGCATGGGTTGAAAAATACTTTGAAGCAACTACTGCTTCTTTAGGTGCTACTAAAGTTGGTATGGATATTAGACTTGACTACGTTCCAGGCGGAGGTATCAAGCTAGTAGGAAATCAAGCGGCTATCGAGCCAAATGATTTTGCAGGTAACGGGTTAATTGATGACGGGTCTGACAATCTTGCGATTGATTGGGCAACAATCTTTACGATTGACTCTGCAGATGCAAAAGCATTAAGAGCTTCTGACTTAGCTTCTACTTCTGCTGGCCTTGGTGCATCTATCGTAGGTGTCCAAGATGCTAACGGATATTTCTTAGCTAACAATCAAGAAGATGTTAATGATGAATTGTATATGTTGATTAGAGAATTTGGTAACAAATACACTGTTGGTACAGGGGGAGTTACTAAAGGTGATTTACTATACATTTCAGCTAACAACACTGTGTTACCTTATGACGATATTACTGTTGGTAACAGAGGAATTGGTCTTGCTTTAACTACTGAGATTGCAACTTCACAAGTTGTAGTGTTGGCAAACGACACTATTCTAACTGGAGTTCTTTCTGGAGCAACTGCAGGAACAGTTTACTATTGGGACGGGTCTGCACTTGTTTCAACTATTCCAAATACTTCTGGACAATATGTCTGGAGAGTTGGGGTAGCTAAAAACGCTACTGACTTACACGTAGAAGTTGAATTTGTTAAAAAGAACGCTTAATTTTAAGTGAGGGTGTGGGGGAGAAATCTCCCACATTTTTTAAATGAGAAAAGTAAGATTCGCAATTTTGCAAATAGAGAATGAGGAGTTAGAAGGAGTTCAAGAGAATCCTGATGACGCAGGAATTATAGTAGAAAAACTCCTATTTGATGCTCTAGGTGAAAAGTATATTGGTAAAGACATAGATGGGAAACTTCTATACAAAGACACTGCCAATGCAAGCCCAATTTTATTTTCAAACTTAGCACAAGGTTCTGGTTTTGCCGTTTCTGGTAGAGTACCGCTTATCTTTACACACAACGGGGTTGTAAATAACAACACATTCTTAGGTCGTGCTTCAAATTTAAGTGGCCTTAGTGCCCCTTTTGTAATTCCTAAGAATGGTTCTTTGTTAGAAATAACTTTTTCAAACTCAGTAAACGCAGACTTTACTCTTGAATTTAGACTAAATGCAACTACTGGAACACCATTTTACACAATATCGAAAACTGCTACAAAGTTTTTTGTGCAGTCTGGTCTCAATTTTCCAGTTGTGGCAGGTGACCTACTTTATGTTAAATACATCGATAACGGAGCAAACGCATCTAACTTAGCTATGGAAGTTTGGATACGTAATGACGGAGAATAAAAATGAATTGCTACATACATAACATATCTCAAACAACAAAATACTATCAGGGTGTTGGGGTAGACGCTAACACATTTTTTCAAATACCTTCAGATAAGAGAATACACTATGCAAGTGACGACACTCTATTAGTAGACATAGCAAATGGGACTGTTAGAATATCTTCTGATGGTACTACTGATATATCTGGAGTAAATGCACAGATAGAGAGATTGAAAGGGACTATATCTTCTGACTACGACGATACTGGCAGACCTATTTTAAGAACTGCCGCTGCACAGAAGGGATTTCATTATCAACTACCATTTATAGAATTTGAATCTTCAAATATTTCTGGACTTCACTATAAAGATGTTAGTGGTAATGTAATTCTTCATGTTACTGCAAAGTATTACAAGGAAGGGAATGTTGAATGTTCCGACCAAGCAGACGCAGATTCAAACTGTATTAAAACTGTTATTGATTTTGAGCCAACACATGACTATGAAATTGTGGGAGCTATGTTACTCCAAATTGCTCGGCCAAATCAACCCGTTAGAGTTTGGGTTCAAGCAGTTCCAGATGTTCCAGAAGCATACGGAGGAACAAAACCATTTACTCAAGGTGGAATAAATTTAGAGTTCATTCCTCCAGAGTCATATTTTGATGTAGATGGAAGGGCTTCTAAATACATGGCATACAGTGCAACATACCACACAAATAAAGTAAGAATGATTTTTAAACATAGCGCAGGATTCAAGCATAGAATTGCAATATGCTATGAACTTTTTAAACCATGAAAGTAGAAATATTGTTATCTAAAAATGAACTCATAGGCTCTAAACTAATATGTTGGGGCACTGGTAAACTATACCCAAATTTAGACAGTGAACTAGTTCCGTCACATTTAGCAATACTGGTAGACGGGTTTGTCTACGAGTCAACTCTTTTTAGTGGAGTTAGGATAGTACCATTTGATTCTTGGTTAGAAATAAACACTATTCTATATAGACAAAGCAGGGACATAGAAATTGATAGGTACTCATTCTCAAAGATTTTTTCTTCTATATGGGGGAAAGGATATGATTGGTACGGGATATGCTATTACTCTATTTGCCTTATAAGATTTATGTTGTTTAATATACCTATGCCTAAGACAAATAAGTGGGCAAAAAGTAGTAAATACTTTTGCACAGAAGTTTTGGGCAGAATGTTAAAGAAAGACTATAGTATGGTTGTGCCAGTAGATATGGCAGTGATCGGATTTTAGGAGGTCAAAATGTTAGTTAGTTTAGCAGATATGAAAACCTATTTAGGTGAGACCACAACGGACTATGATGTGTTTTTAACAGAGCAATTATCTGTGGTATCAGAAGCAGTTGAAAATTATTGTGGGAGAAAATTTGCTCAAGCAAACTACACTCAAACTTTCTACTATAAAGACTTCAAAGGTGAAAATGTAGATAAGCTTCCACTATATCATTATCCAGTATCCACTATTACTAGTGTTGAAAAAGACGGAGAAGTTGTAGACCCTGCAGACTATCGCGTAAGTCCTAAGACATGGTTTCTTCAATATGAAAATTCTCAGTGGTTTACTGACCAATATAATATTGTGGTTGAGTACACTGCAGGATATGCAACAATACCAATGACCATTCAAGCGTGTGTTAAATCAATTGTTGAAGAAAAATACAATAAAAAGAAAAGTGGAGTAGCAATTAACTTTGGCCAAGATGTTCAACAAATATCTATACCAGGCTCAATCAATATTGCTTTTGACTATACTCTCCAAGCGAATGAGAGAAAATCTAAATTTGGAATGATTCTAGGAAATTGGGCAAATGTTTTAGATAGCTTCAGAAGTGAAAGACCGATAGTTGGAACTATCACAGGCGGTGAATATGTTGTCTGATGCTTTCAATGCGGCACTTAGTTTAGTATCTTTTACTGCTACATTTGAAAGACCAGATGACTCTCCAACTACATACGACATAACTTTAGCACTTTCAAATTATATGAGAAACTTAGAAGGGCCAGAAGAAGTTGTTTCAGAGGGCAGAGAGTTCATTATTCCTACTAAGAAATTTCAAGAGGTGACTGGCTATATAGCTCCTAAAAGAGGTGATAGAATTATCTCTGACACCTATGGAGAAAATGTTATCCAGTCAATTGTAGATGTACGTGGACTTAAAGGAGAGCTCATGGGCTTCCGTGTGAGAACTACATGATAGCAATGACGTACACAAAAGTAACTGAAGGAAGAACTACCACTATAGAGGCTTCAAATATAGACTTAAATAGTGTTGACTCAGTTAAAGAGTTTGCAGAAATGATTAAGACAGAATTAGTCCTATTAGCAGGTGGGACTTTGAAAGAAGAAATAGCTAGAGGTTTTGATAAAGACCATTTAACCCTAGTTGATGGGAAAAGAACAACCAATCTATTCCTTGTTAAACCATTTGGTAAAATAAATTTCATAGCAAAACAAGATATACGAGAAGTCCTTTTAGAGACCTATAGCAAAATATTGATGCTGAGTAGGATACGCTCTGGAGGATACCTCAAAATGAATTTTGTTTATTTAAACACAACTAGGATAGCAACTAGTATTAGAGAACTAGAGCAATACCTAGAACGTAATGAGTTCTATGAATCTGATGTAATACGATTTGTAAACTTTGCACCCTACGCAGGGAAATTAGAAAGAAATAATTTTTCAGCTAATAAGGGTGGGGACTACGTAAGGATAAAAAAATCCACTGATGAAAAAAAGAGATCAGGGGAGTTTGTTAGAAAGCCAAATGGCACTTACGTATTGGCCGCAAAATCAATTAAAGCAAAACACGGGAAAAAAACAGATATAAAATTTGAACTTTTGCCAGGCAACTATATAACTCCACAAGTCCCATTGATGAAATGGAGAACACAAGAAAAATGGAGAAATACATACGACCCCAATGGCAAGTTCAATAGTGGGTACTACTTGTATCCGACAATTACAATTAGACTTAGGGGCGGTGGGATTAAAGGATTGTTACAATGAGCAGTTTAGCGGTACGTACAAAATTAAAAGACTTCATAGATACCAATCTTCCAACAGAAAAAGTAGTTGACCTTACTGCAGAGTTTAGAGAAATGCGTGAGATGCTAGATGGAAATAGTATTGGACGTAATGACCCGTGGATAGGGCTACAGTTTATAGGCAATGAAGAAATTCCTGTAAGTCTTTCTGCAACTAATTCAACTGGTAAGTATAGAGAGATCGGAGTTTTATACCTACACGTAGTAGGGGTTGCAAAGCTAAATGCAGGAGCAGGTATTCTAACTAGGTGCGAAACAATTAGAAACTTATTTAGAGGAAGAAATATAGACGGAGTGAGGATAGAGGCAGTATCTCCTCCAAATTTTGAAGCAGGTGCTACACTCCAATTTGAATCAGGTTGGACAAGTGCCAGTATTTTAATAGAATATGAGTATGACATAGACCTTTAGGTATTATTGACCTTTAATAATATTGACTGTTTAATTTAGTAATAACTAGGAGAAATTAAAATGAGTTCATCAAATTTAGTAAGTGTTAGAGTAATAGAAGAATCTGTACTTGGTACTACTCCAGGGGCAGGAAATTTTGATACAGCACGTTTCACTTCAGAAGCATTATCTGGAACACCTGAGACAACTGAATCACAACAAATTAGAACAGACCGATTGGCTTCAGGCCAAATTGTGACTGGCCTCACTGTAGGAGGAGAATTAAATTTTGAATTAGCTCCTGAGTCACTTTTAAATAAATTTATCGAATCTGCAATGTTAAGCACATTTGCTACTGATACTTTAGTTACTGTTGATTTAGAGATCGACACAGCTACTTCAGAGTTAATCAGAGTTTCTGGAGATTGGAACACAGATGTAGCAGTTGGGGATTTTTTAACTCTTTCTGGATTTACAAACGCTGTAAACAATACTCAAGTTCTAGTAACAAATATCGTATCTGCAACTGTAATTAATATTGCATTTCCAGATACAATAGTATCTGAAGTAGGTTCTGGAACTGCATTTAAAGTATGTGACAAGATCGGAATTGGAACTACTAAGAAATCATTCTCTATCGAGAAATGTTTCACAGACCTATCTACAAAAGCAATTATCTATAAAGGTATGATGGCCAATACAATGTCACTAAACGTAGCATACGGAGAAATCGTCAACGGGAACTTTGGTTTTGTCGGTGTTGACTATTATGACGTATCTGCCCCTATTGACTTTATCACTAATGGTAGAACAATTAACCCTCAAGCTACTACTCAATCTTTAAACGGCTCTATTGATATGCCAATCAATGCAATCAAAATTGGAAGTACATTTGACTCTACTGAGTTTTGTATCCAATCAATTGAATTGTCTTTAGATAATAATAACACTCCACAAAACTGTATTGGAGAAACTGCTCCAGTTGACTACAGCTTTGGTACTGCGGCTATCTCAGTAAGTATGTCAGCATATTTATCTAATGATAACTGGAGTTTAATTTCTAAGAAATTAACTCAAGAGCCAGTAGCTATTGCTTTCTCAGTTAAGAACGCAGATGGTGGATACGCTTTCTACTTACCTGCAGTTCAATTAAGCTTCAGTGACCCATCTTCAGAGGGTGCAAACCAAGACGTAATTTTAAGTATGTCTGGAGTTGCAAAGGTTGGAGATAACGGAGAAAAATCTTTATATATCTTTAAATTCTAGTACCTCCTATTGGTTTGGGAGTTGGTGGCTTTAGACAGCTTCATTTTAGTACCTCCTTTTGCCTCGTCAAATTAAAACTTGACGAGGTTTTTTATTTTGGGGGAGTATTTTAAAATACAAAGGAGATCACATGAAAACCAATTTAGATCATTTATTTAAGACAGACAAAAACGCAGAAACGGACGGAGTAATTTTTAAACTTAGTGATGCTGTAAACTTCACTGTTAGAAGATATGGTGGGGCCAATGAGCAAAAAGTAAAAGCGGCTATGGCAAAATACTATAAGCCCTACGCTAGACAAGTAGAGGCAGGGACATTGCCTGCTAGTAAAGAAAGAGAAATTCTAGTTAAGGCATTTGTCTCAGCTTGTATGGTAGGTTGGGAAGGCCTAGAAGCAGATGGGACAAAATTAGAATATACTCCAGAAAATGCAGAAAAACTTTTTACCGATATGCCAGATTTATTTAATACAATATTTGACTATGCTCAGACCCTATCAACTTTTAGAGAAGATGTGGGAAACTCTTAGTACGTTGGGTAGAGAAAAGTAATAAGTGGGGAGCATCACTGAGAAATGGTTTTTACTATGACCTATTAGCTAAGGGCAGGGTTAAAGAAGAAGACCAAATACCAGATGTTTCCCCGTACCAATACTACATTGACGCATTTAGTGAGTTGTCAACCTGCAGACTAGGTGCAATGTCACTTTCCCCTATTCCCTTTTCAGCTATTGTAGAATACTCTAAAATTAATGATTTAGATGAAGAAGATTTTTATGACCTACTCTATATCATTCGTCTAATGGACAACAAACTATTGGAATTGGAGAACAAGGAAAATGACAAGCAAGCGAATAGTGGAAATAGAGGCAAAGGCAAAGGGTGAGCAACAGGTAAAAAAGATTGTTGATAGTCTCTATAGAATGGAAAAATCTGCTAAATCAACTGCTAACTCATTATTGAAGTTTAGGACTGCTTTTAACAGTATTGCAGGATTTTCAATAGCTGGCCTTGGAATAAAATCCCTAGTAGATTTTTCAGACAGCATACAGCTACTTACCTCAAGAGTGAAACTATTGGCTAAAGAAGGTGAAGACCCAATTCAATCTTTAGAGAAAATTGGAATTGCGGCTTCTTCAAATAGGCAAAGTATAGAGGACTATGCAACGTCTTTTACAAGATTGGGCCAAGCTTTAAAAAGAGTTGGGCTAGATACAGATGAACTAATTGCCGCAAACAACCTACTAACCAAGACGTTTTTAATTTCTGGTTCTAATGCAGGTGAAACAACAGGTGCAATAATTCAGTTATCTCAGGGCTTAGGCAGTGGTGCTGTACAAGGGCAGGAACTCCGATCAGTTTTAGAAGCCAACACAAAGATTGCACAAATATTGTCTGATAAATTTTTAAGAAATGCAGAGACAGGGGAACAACTAAAAGAATCACTATTCAGACTTTCAGAGAAACGTGGAGGATTTACTGCCGCTGAGTTCTTTGGAGCTTTAGTGGAAAGAAGTGATGAACTAAATAAAGAATTTGGGACTCTGTCTATGACAATAGGACAGGCTTTAACTGTTGCTTTAAATAAAGCACAAATAGCTTGGGCACAATTTAATGAAAAAGCAGGTGTTTCAGAAAGCATAGTTAAAGGAATTACTTTTTTGACTGACAATGCGATACCTGCTCTTTCAATAGCAATAGGAGTGACATTAGTTGCCTCTATAGGTAAGTTAAAGGTAGCTTTAGATTTCTTAGCAACTTCTGGAATAGCTAAAGCACTATTGGGGATAACAACTTTAGCAGGAGCTTTAGCCGCACTAAAAATAGTTGCTTTAGTTGGAGCTATATCTTCAGTTGTCTATGCGATACTTAATTGGGAGTCAGTAAGTAAGAGGCTTCAATACTGGTTGGATATAGTAGGACTAAAGGTAGCAACTCTAAAAGAAAGATTTGCGGAAATGATGGCAACTATTTCTGAAAAAGCAGGGATAGATGCTTTTACTAAAAGATTTAAAGCAATGGCAGATTTAGCCAGAAAGCAACAAGAGCAATCTAAAACTGGAATAAAAAACTTTGAAGATAGTCAAAAGATTTTAAAAGACACCGCTACTGAAACAGATAAATTGGCTTCTGCTTATGAGAAACTTGCTAAGTCTGGAGCAGAAGATAAGCTAGTCACACTAAATAAAAACTATATTGCAGGACTAGTACCACTTAAACAATATCGTGAAGAATTGAAAAAAATAAATCTCCTTAAATTAAATGAAGAAGCTAAAGCAGGAAAGATCGGAGGGGACGAGTACGAGAAAAGAAAGCTAGAGATATTGACAGGCGGTAAACTTTCAAAGGTTACAAACAATCTAGCTATATTAAACAGAACGTGGGAAAGTGGAGCAGTTTCTACCCGTGACTATTTTGCAAAAATGGACGTAGAAAAGCTAAAAGACTTAAACAACAGATTTAAACAGGGACAGGGAGACCTTGAAGCATATACAGATGCACAAAGAAATATCCAAATAAAACTTCTAAATGAGTTATTTAAAGATGGGAAAACTTCATTAGAAGACTACAATAAAGTCCTAGATTCAATAAGACTTGAAGAATTGAATTTTAAGCTATCAGCAAACTTAATTACTCTTAGAGAATACAATGAAGAAGTAACTAAGCTTCAAACCACTCTTAACCAGGGTGCTGCTTTCCAAGTTGGGGTACAGAACTATCTTGACTCTATTGGAACTCTCGGAAGTGGAATTGCTTCTGTTGTAACAAACGCTTTCCAAAGTTTAGAAGACAATTTAGTAAACATGGTTAAGACAGGTAAATTTGAATTTAAACAATTTGCCCAATCTGTTCTTGACGATATAAACAGAATCATTATCAGAATGACAGTTGTTAAACCACTGGCAAATGCGGCTCTATCTTATTTTGGAGGAGGCTATGACTATGCAGGAAATGCAAAAGTAATAGGTACTTCTGGAGCAGATGCTAATTACGGAACTGTGGCTTCTGCTAAAGGAAATGCTTTCTATGGAGGCATTACTCCTTTTGCTAAAGGTGGAATGGTTCATCAACCAACCATGTTTAAATATGGTGGAACTGCAACAGGTATAATGGGGGAAAATGGAAGTGAAGCTATTCTACCCCTTAAACGTGGTTCTGATGGAAATCTTGGTGTACGTGCAACTACTCCTACTGTCATGGTTAATGTGATAAACAATTCTAAGGACAGTGAAACAAAACAAGTTGAAAGAACAGATTCTAATGGAAATAGAGTAATTGACGTAATAATATTAAATAAAGTTAGAGAAGCCATTGCCAATGGTTCTCTTGATAAAAGTTTTGAATCAACGTACAACCTTAAGAGAAGGGGTAACTAAATA